AGTTATATTATGCCTTATTAGGCTTATTTGGTCAATAGCAAGGGCATTGGTAGGGTTATGGGATAAAGTCCCCTATATCAAGAAATTTGGGGGGCGTAATTCCTGATCTGTGGGGCTTGGTGTTGGTAGCTTTTCAATAGGCGTAAAAAAACCCCGCACATTGGCGGGGCTTCTTGGTTGGTTGGTGCTAGTCTTCCGTTTGCACCGCTTCGCCCTTTCCGAACCTTTCAAAGCGTTCGAGGGTTAAAGCTTCAAGCTTGGCGGTAGATAAGCCCATAAACCAGCTTTTATGGTCACGCTCTAAGTCATCTATGACTTTGGATAGTTGGTCTTCTTCTTCTATTTCCTTGGCCATTTGCTGGGCTTCGGTCAACGGTGCAAAAGTAAGCTTCATTGTCGGGACAGCGAATTCACCCGTTAACTTCTTACCTACATATAAAAGGCTCATTTGGTCTTCTTTAGTTATTTTTGAAGACTCATCTTTTGCCATCTTTTTATATACGCTTTCAACTTGTTTGCGTAGTACTTGCAAGGCGTTGAATTCGGGCGTTCCGTTGTCGTAACCGTCCGTATTCTTGACTCTTATGGCCAAATCTTGCACTTGTGCTTTTCCTTGGCTCGTTTCCTTACCTTGGTCAAACAATACACTCATTAAATTGTCTTCAATGGTTGATGTACTACTAACGCCCGCCTTAAGGCTCTTATATAAGGCTTGTATTCCCGCACTACAATTGCCTATATCGTTTAATGTTTCCGAGATGTTATTGAACGGGTTTTGTATTCCGTCCCTTACAGTTTCGGGTGATGGTGTCTTTAGTATGTCGCTAACTATTGATACCGCTTTTGCCTTTGTGTTTTTAGACTTAGGCTTTGTCTTTACTTGGTTTGTCATTTTGTTTATTCCTTATTTATACGCCCGCGAAGGTGCGACCGTTAAACAGATGATACAGTAATTCGGGGTATGCACAAGCGTAATTATAAAACTATCTGCATTAATTCTATTAGTGGAAAGATATATAAAAACCTAGAACCAACCCGCAACAATTAAAAACTCGGAAGACTTCCGAGAATATCCCGCGAGATTATCCGAGGGTATCGAGCAACTATTAATCCCTTACTATGAGTGCGTGTATTCGTGGAAAGTCGAGGGGCGGAGCACCCATTTGGAAAAAAGCGGCACAGGGGGAAACCAACCTATGTACAAAATTATTATTTTTTCAAGATATTGCTGGGTAACGCTGGGTAGATTCGGGCACATTAATTAATTCAATGCAAACTGGTAAAATAATTGAACTTACAAGGGGTTTATAGGGTATAATATTTTGTATCTTTAAGGTACTTAAGTCTACTACTCCTAGATATCTACTAAAGAAGCAACATAACATAACATAAACAGAACAACTCTTTAGAATATTCTAGGTATATAAGATAACAATCTAATTATAGGGTATAATACTACTTATGGCTAACAAAGGAAATATCTCTGCTGACTCTGAAGAAGAAATCAAAGAGATTGAGAAAGAATTAGAGGACGAACTAAGATATGCAGTAGCTTCTGCTAAAGGTATAGTACCAGCAGATGCTGTAATACATATTGAACGCAAACTTGGTAGACCTACTGGTGGCTTATCCAAAGAATCTAAGTCTGCTGGTGGTAAAAAGTCTAGAATCAAACGAGGACAGACATATAAACCTACTGATGACGATTACTCTAAAGTAGAGGAGATGGTTACTATAGGATTAGACCAACATACTATTGCTAAAGTTATGGGTATAAGTAACGCCACCCTAACTAAATATTTTTCACACAATTTGCTAGTGGGTAAGGACAAAAGAACCGCCCGCGTTGCTGGTGTAGCCTACGAAATGGCCGTCTCTGGGGAAAACCCTAGTATGACTACATTCTGGCTCAAGACACAGGCTGGATGGAGTCCTAAGCACCACGTTGTAGTAGAAGATAGGCAGTTTGATATACAATGGGCAGCTAATGAGACTGATATTGCGGATGCAAACCAGGTTCATATACTGAGAGACAAGAACGACAAGGTACACTAGACTCTATGGAAGAGGATAGAAAACCTATAGTAATACCCTACACCCCTAGGGAATTACAAAGACATTTGCATACACACCTAGCAAGATTTAATGTTGTTGTTTGTCATAGAAGGTTTGGTAAGACTGTGTTTGCTGTTAATGAGTTAATCAAGTCAGCAGTGCAAGATATAGGTAGTGGTAAGAGAGCCCCGCGATACGCGTACTTAGCTCCACTATTTAAACAAGCTAAGACGGTTGCTTGGGATGAATTGAAACGTCTGTGTGTGGTGTTTCCTGATGTTAAGTTCAATGAAGCCGAGCTAAGAGCTGACTTCCTTGGAGCCAGGATACAGCTATATGGTGCAGATAATCCAGATACGCTAAGGGGAATTTATTTGGACGGAGTTGTCCTAGATGAATTTGCTCAGATGAACCCTAAGATGTATAGTGAGGTGATCAGGCCAGCACTTTCAGACAGAAAAGGTTATGCTATATTTATTGGCACGCCAAAAGGAAAGAACGATTTTTATGACCTATACCATACAGCACCTAAGAAGAAGGGCTGGGCTAGGTTCTTATTTAAAGCTAGTGAGACAGGAATATTAGATGATGAAGAGTTGGAACTTGCGAAACAAGATATGGCAGAAACTGAATTTGAACAAGAATACGAGTGTTCTTGGTCTGCTGCACTTAGAGGTGCGTATTATGCTAAAGAGATTGAAGCTGCTTATGAAGAAGACCGCGTGGGGAACGTACCTTATGACCCGTCTAAACAAGTAGTAACTTGCTGGGACTTAGGTGTCTCAGACGCAACTTCAATTTGGTTTGTACAATTTATAGGTAAGGCAGTACACGTCATAGATTATTATGAAAACTCAAACGAAGGTTTGCCTCACTATATAGATGTACTAAATAAGAAAGATTACAATTACGGTGCACACGTTGCACCACACGATATTGTAGTAAGAGAATTTTCTACAGGTAAATCAAGACGCGACCTAGCATATGACCTAGGTATTGATTTCCAGGTAGCACCAAAGTTAAAAGTAATGGATGGTATAGAAACTACTAGAAATTATTTAAACAAATGTTGGTTTGATGAAAACAGAACTAACAAAGGACTAGAAGCATTACTACAGTATAGAAGTAGTTATGATGATAAGAAAAAGATATGGAGTCAGAGACCAGTCCACGATTGGACCTCTCACGCCAGCGATGCTTTTAGATACTTATGTGTAACAGATGTAGTATTTACAGGTAACGATAGTGTCTGGGGAAAGGAACTCCCTAAGACTGATTTAAGTTGGATAGTATAGGAGAAGATATGAATCCGAAATGGCTAGAGAACAAACTACTGGAGATGTCACAAGACATTAAAGACCTTAAAGAAATAATGAAGGCAGTTACCACACCACCTCCACTTAAAGAATCTAAATACCCTATTAACAAAGGTAAATAATTTATGGCTAAAATGACAAAGCGTGAGCTTGCTTCTCACCTAGAGCAAGAAATTTCTTCTGCTCTTGGGTATAAAGATGGCAAGTTAACTGACCAACGCTCTGATGCAATGGACCGTTACTATGGTAAGAAGTATGGTAACGAACAAGAAGGACGCTCTCAGATTGTCACAAGGGATGTAGCAGATGTAATCGAATGGATTATGCCTAGTCTTATGAAGATATTTACTTCTGGAGACAAGGTGGTACAGTTTGAACCACAAGGTCCTGAAGATGTTGAAATGGCTAAGCAGTCTACGGACTATGTAAACTATGTCATAATGCGTCAGAACCCAGGCTTTAGTATAATATACCAGTGGTTCAAGGATGCACTGTTACAAAAGAATGGTATAGTCAAACACTACTGGGATGACACCAGTGAAACTCTTAGAGAAGAGTACAAGAATTTAACAGAAGAAGAGTTTATGGCTCTTCTAATGGATGACAATGTAGATGTAAAACAACATACTGAAAATGGTTTTGAACAAGAAGGACAACCTATAACACACGATGTTGTAGTAAACAGAACATATGAAGAAGGACAGGTTAGAATAGAAGCTGTGCCTCCTGAAGAATTTTTAATTGACAAATATGCAAAGACAATCGACACTGCAAGGTTTGTTGGACATAGAGTAAAGAGAACTAAGTCAGAATTAATACAGCAAGGTTATTCTAAAAGTAAGATAGATAATGTTTTTAGTAATGATGAAGCTGAGCACAAAGCTGAAAGACTCTCAAGATTTTCCTATGAACAAGACCAGTCACCAGAAGGTGATATTGATGACGGTGTATGGGTCACAGAATGCTACCTAAGAGTAGACTATGACAACGATGGCATAGCTGAATTAAGAAAAGTAACGAAGGTTGGAAACGAACTGTTGGACAATGAGGCTGTGGATAGTGTTCCCTTCTCCTCCCTTACGCCAATCCCAATGCCTCATAAGTTCTACGGTCTGAGTATATATGACTTAATCTCCGACCTTCAACTAATTAAGACTACTTTAATGCGTAACTTGTTAGACAATATGTATCTAACAAACAATGGGCGTTATGAGGTGGTAGAAGGACAAGTAAATTTAGATGACTTAATGACTTCTAGACCAGGAGGAATTGTAAGGGTACGCACACCAGGTGCTGTAAATCCTTTAGCAACTCCACAGCTAGACCAGAATTCTTTTAATATGCTAGGTTATTTAGACAGCATTAGAGAAGAACGTACTGGTGTTAGCAAGCAGTCTATGGGCCTATCTGAAGGTGGCTTAAAGTCACACCAAACTGCTACAGGCGTAGGTCAAGTAATGACTGCAGCACAGCAGAAAATAGAATTAATAGCTAGAATATTTGCTGAGACAGGTATGAAAGACTTAGCAAACTCTGTCTATATGTTAGTACAAAAGTTTGAAAAGCCAGAGAAACTTGTAAGATTAAACAACACTTGGACTACTCTATACCCACACGAATGGAAAGAGAAGATGGATTGTGTTGCACAAGTAGGACTAGGCTTTGGTAATAAAGATATGAACCTTATGCATTTGGGCAGGCTAACGCAAACAATACAAATGATTGCACAGCACCCAGCAGCAGGAATGATGCTTAAACCTAAGAACGTGTACAACTTAGTAGCAGAACAAATAAAAGCTATGGGTATGAAGAATGTAGATGATTTTATTACAGACCCAGGCGATCAGGACGTTCCTCAAAATCAAGGACCATCTCCAGAAGAACAAGCCCAGCAAGCAGAAGCTCAACTCAAAGCACAAGAAATTGAAGTCAAAATGCAGAAGATACAACAAGAGTCTGCAATCAGGCAACAAGAAATGCAGCTAGAAGCACAATTGGCAGCTCAAGATTTAGAACTTAAGAAACAAGAAGCGTCTGTTAATATGCAGATTAAAGCACAAGAACTTGAGATTAAGAAAGCAGAACTTGCACTTAAACAACAAGAGCTTGTATTGGAAAGAGAACAGGAAAGGGCTGTTAAGATTGGTAACTAGGTAGGGAGTTAGTATGAGTAAGAAGAGTGAGGAGGTACGC